TAGAATTATTAGTGCGAATATTCCCATCAACAACCAGAGACCCTGATACTTCTATAGTATGATCGAAACCAAAATGATTTGCACCATTTTGGAACATTAAAGAAGCACCAGTAGCTGAACCATTTTCATAGAAATAGATTAAAGAATTAATTTCGCCGCCATCATGATTTACATAAATATCAGCATTCGATTTAAGGTTAGCTGCAGTGATATCATCAGTAGTAATATTACCTATATTAGTAACACCTTGAAGACTTTGAGCACAACTACCACTTACTGTATCTACATAAAGTTTATTAACTGCATCATAATCAACTATAGGATCATCAAGATGGATGATCTTATGATTATACATGTCCAATGAGCCAGAAGTAATGCCTAAATTATAAAAAGCTGATCCAGGGGCATCTACTTGAATTCCATGATCAGTATATGATCCATTATAAGTAACTGAACTTAGAGTAGGTAAAGCCGCAGCTTCTATACTATATAAATAATCCACCATTGGCCCGGCTGCACGAATCCATAAGTTTTCACCCGCCTGTAAATCTCTGCGAGGATCTTTATCTGGTCGGGTAGCCAATGCTTTATGGAGTGCTGTACCTAATAATAGTTTAATTCTTTCTGGATTAATAGTCATTATACTAGATATCTACTCATTTTTTATTTTTTTAGAAAGATCGCTAGATGGCGATTTTTTCGCTGTCCCTGCAGTTGCAGATAAAACAAGCGGCGCAGGTACCCCTGAAGGAGGTATATAATGCAACCTGTTTACATAACCTACAAGAGTATTAAAACGCTCTTGAAAAGATTCACCTAAAAGTGCTTTCTCTCCACTATTTCCACCTAATTTTATTTCATGTTCTTCATCAACATCTATCTGCATATCCCCTTCACTAATTGCAAATTTTACATTACCTTTCACCTTAACTGTAAGATTACCTTCCTTATCTACAGTAAATTCAAAACCTTGATCAGCTTTTGTTTTAAGCTGAATCATAATTTCTTTCGGCGTATCATCAGATGTTGTTGCGTAAGTACTATCAGTCTTTATAATTTGGCCACCATCAGTAACTTTTGTACCTAATGTAAGTTCAATAAGAGGATCTTCAACTTCCGGTGCAGTAAGTGTATTTGCATCTGCAGTTTCTAAAATTCTTAAGCGGAACTCTGTAAGAGCATTTTCAGAACTGGTAATAAAGGGGTCGGCGCCTAAAGGTGATCCAGCGGCCGAAATGATATCTTCAGTCTGTTTTTCAGGATCAGTAGCTGCACGTTTAACTAATCCAAAGTCCAGAATACCTGCTTCGGTAATTGCACGATAATTCATAGAATTCTGTTGAATAATATTACTGCACCTATCTAACTTCCAATAATCCCCTTCTGCTGTTTTCATAAGTATATCACCAACATTCGACATATATAAATATGTACCTGTAGGTAAAGGTGTCGTAAATTGATTATTTTTATTTTCCTCTGATTTCGCCAAATATGATATCAGCATTTTTTCGCCTGCCCTAAGATTCAATATAGATGGAGTAACTTTTATACTGTCACCATTAGAGCTAATTCTGGGGGTGCCTACTAAATCTCTATAACCTACAGGTATGTATGCTAAAATATATGCTTCAAATCCAATACCGAAACCTACGAGTACCGCACTGCCTACCGTAGGTAATTCAAATATTCCTTGACCACTTGGAGATATTAATACATCTTGACGTACTCCAGGGTGATCTAACCATTCAAGATTAACTGTACCCATAGCAGGATCCACGCTTGTAATCACTGCTGGCCTCAAATATGTGCCTGGTTGAGGTTTTGATGTAAAGTGTGATGAAAAATCTTTTGAGTTAAATGATCTCATTAATTTTGTTGCCCTAATTGATCTTTAAGTACTTCATTTATACGTCTTGCAGGATTCTCACGAGCAATGACTTCAGGTGTAGGAGTAATAGATACTTTTTCGTTTTGTCCTAAAGTTGTATCTTTTTCTACAGATGTTATATCTCCTAAATCAGTATTCGAATTTTCTGCAGACATTTTATCAGGAATACCATAGTCTAAAATTTCTGGAAGAATTTCCCAAGGTTTGCGGCCATATTTTAATTGTAATGTAGTCGTAAAACTTTGGCCGTATGTAAACTTGTGTGAAATTCCTGTGATATAGTATATCATATTTCTCATAGGAATGTATACAGGCATATGTACCCTTAATTCAGGGCGACCTAATATTGTTATTGATCCAACAAATCTTCCTGCATTAACTCGAAGCATCCAAGATTTTGCAAAATAAAAACAATCGCTTGTATCCGTAATGTAAGGGTGACTTATACTTAACATACGCCTACCATATTTACGTAATAAACTACTATCTTCATAAAATCCAGTCATCTTCATAATTTGTGGAGGAACATCTGAATAATTAGGTTTACCCGCCACATAAATTGTTGATGTAACGTCCTTATCACTTTCAGTAAATTGATAAGTTGTAATATCTTCATCACGGATGACATATACTTCCGGATTATCGTTAGTTAAAATATGATAATTATGAAATCTGGGCTGATGATACCAAATATCCCCAAACTGATCAGCGTAAAATTCATAATTGGATAATTGTGCAACTTCATTTGCAATTTCAAGATGACTGCGATACTCATTTTGCCAATTTTGAAAAGATGCACCAAAAATTTTCTTATATACTGATAGATCTCTCAAACCTTTAGGAGATGTTTCAAACGGTAAAATTTGTATATGCGCTCGTCCGGGTGAAAAGAAAAGTTTATCTAATTTATCATTTGCAACATCATTATTCCATTCAATTGCCTGGAACTTCAACCCTGTAAGTACTGCAGTTTTTTTAACAGTTTTACCCCTAACACTGCTGTCTGGACTATATTTTGTGTTATATACAAAATGTCCTGCACCATGTACAGCAAATCCTTGCTCATCTTTTCCACCGACTACTAAAGTTTTAATGATTTGCCACCCTTGTTGACTTGAAAATCTATTTTGCCATATTTTATGTTGTCCCCCTCCAGGAAGGGCACTTTCAAAAAGAGATGGATTCATATTTGCTTGAGTTATGTGCATTATTTTTGAAACATCAGTTCCCTGAATACGTAGCATACTAGTTTTTCCATCATATTCCTCACTGACATTGTCAATAAATCCAGTAAATGCAACTATCATATCATCTGGATCATTTTTATCTTTAAATCTACGAGTAAGCAAACATACCATTAACTGCATAGGCATAAATACACAACGACCATTTTCTAACTGGCCTCCATATTCTTCAAAAAATGCAGATTGCTGTTTTACTTTTTCTTTTAACTTCGCAACTTCGTCAGTAGAAAGCTCAACCTCATCGAGTTTGAGTCCTCTTTTATTAGGAGGTTCTTGTGATCCTTCAGCTTCGGGATCATTAGAAATAATTTTATATTTATAATTATCACCATCTCGATACACAATATGTGTATGCCCATCATCACCTTCGGGAGGATCTGGATATACCTGAGGAAACACTTCATTATTTAAAAAATCCGGAACGTTTTCCCAGGTTGTTATAGTGTCTGTCTCTTCAATAACTATACGATCAGCTTTTATATCACCAGCAAATGTCCCTGCCGTCCCTTTTTTTAAATTTGTAATTTCTGCTTCCATATCATCAGCAATAAAATACTTATTATTAGCATTATTTATACGTACAGTAAATTGGCCAAGTTTTCCAGTATTGCCTAAGGAAAGTTGTACATCAGTAATATCACTAATGTCAGGTATTGTAGTAAATGCACTAGACAAATTTCTTATAGGATCACCATTTTCATCTATTGAAACAAATACAAGAAGTGCTTCAGGATAAAAATTGCCCACAGTATAATCATCAATATTTTGTTTAGGTTTACTCATTCTGGTACATCACTTTCTGCCTGTGCTTTTTTCAATTCTAAAATTTTTCTAAGGGTATCATCATTTCGAATAATTTGATTTGCACTACGTGTAGTGGCTTCAGATAAAGCTCCTGCATCGTAGTGTATCAAGAATTTTAACTGATAAAAAAGTTGAAATGGGTGGGTACCCCGCTCTTCAAAATTAAACTCTGCAAAATGTCCTACATATATACGTCCACGAAATTCAAGAGCGGTTAATTGCCCTACACTAGTACTTTGTGATTGATCATTTTGATCCTTATCATACCACTGTTCCAATGTTCTAAACGCTTTTAATGCAGGAGAATTTGATTCATTTGGTGCCTCTTCTACTACTTGAGGTAAAATTGGAAGACCAAGAACAGTACCTATTTGTATTTTAGGGTCGGGGGTTATGTTACCAGTAGTCCCTTCTAAAGTAATTTCACCTATATCTGGACCCCAATGTTGAAACACCCATCCTCCACGCGTACGTAACTTTTGGAAAAATTTTATCTTACGTATCCTAATAGTCGTAGGATTAACATAAAATGTTATCGATTTCAAAAAAGGTTTAAGCGCTATATCATCATAAGGCTTCCTAACTAAATCATTAGTTGTTGGATAAGCATCATACGGTACCCCAAAAGTACCTGCACGAGTAGTCTCTAAAATATATATTTTTGATGAAAGAGAACCTAAACTATGCTTTGTACGGTTATATACTTCAAATATACCATCAATTACAAATTCTAAAGTGTTATATGGTACCACTTTACTGAAGAAAAATACTGGAGCATCCCCAGGGTATGAATCACTATCAAGGTCAGACGCAGGAGATGAGAACGGTTGAGTATCATATTTTATAAACTCAGAATATTTATTTTTATACCCCCTAATACTGGTGGTGGGAGTATCAGTTCTATATGATGGTACTGTTGGAAGTCTATAAAATTTTAATTTTTCCTTTTTACTAGCCATTTTTTTTTACCTCAACGTTGTACCGCCTACTTCCTCACCTGCAGGGATATCTACTACTTCAACACTAATTTGAACACCCTTACCCTTCAACAATTCTAAATCTAATTGATTTTTACCAGACCCTACAGGTAAGTCTCTTGTCCCAAGCTCCTTAGATCCTTCTACTCCAGGACCTTCTGTAGCTTCCTCCCATAAACCAGTTTGTTTTAATAACATGGCCATAGGAAGTGCAGCAGGTGTTATTAATTGTCCATAAGTATGTATAAAACCTGTTTCAATAATATCCCCAACAACTTCGCCACCTAATGCTTTTACGAGTAAACCTGTAGTATGTGCCCAAAACGCTCTCCATTCAGAATACCATTGTTGATTAAGTTCTGCATTTTTTGCAGCAAGTTCCGCCGCACTTGTTTGAGTCTCTGATGCTGTTAACATTTTTTTAGATGCTTCTAACATTCTTTCATCAGAAGTCATCATAACTTCTTGCAATTTTTCATATGATGGTGGGGCCCCTTCTTCAGCGGTCCACGCTTTTCTAAATTCACGCCATTGGGGTATACCTACTGCTTGAGCGGTCTGTTCTGCGGCTCCCCAACCTGATTCCTTTTCAATTTCCATAAGCTTACGAAATGAACCTTCCATTGCTCTAGTATATAATCCTGGAGAAACACTTTCTAAATTTGATAAAAGATTAGAAGCTTCATAAGCATCTATATCTTTAAATCCTACACCCTTACCATATGTTTTCGCGGCTGCTCTATCTAATTCACCGCGTGTATCTTTATCTACCTTACTCCACATATCTTGAGCAAATGCAGCAGTTAACACTCTTCCTTGAAATCCTCCTGCCGTAAGTTGTTGATTCATCGCTAAACGGCCCATCTTCATAGCAAGGCCCATAGTCATATAGCCTTTCGTAGTCGCCTCTTCAAATGATCCTAGCGCGGCGCCGGCATCCTCTACATCAATGCCTACATCTGCAAAAGCAGTGCCCAATTCAACAATTAATCCGGCATATCTTTCCATGGGCAAACCACTTTTTACTACTGTATCATACAAATAATCTAATTGCGTCATTAAATTATCGCCAGTACGAATATTGAATATTTCTACAAGGTCTCTAAGTTTATCTGTAGTTTGTGGATCAATACCTACTTGATATTGTAATAACCTTTGAAAGCCTCCGCCAGTAGGACCAGCTAACTCGCCTATTAAATTTCCACGTGCTGCACGAATTGCTTCATTTAATTTTGGTGCTGCTTCTGCGCCTGCGGCACCAGCAGTTCTCCAACCAGTTTCTACTGCTTGAAAAGATTCACGAATTGATACATTACCTGCACCAAAAGCACGTTGTAAATTAGCTTGTTTAATTTGTGCTTTATCAAGCTCATCTGCAAGTTTTACTACTACAGCAATTGCTAATTGTACAGCAGATACCCAACCTTTAAATGATGTTGCTGATATGCTAGTAGATTTCCCAAGAATATTCATAGAACCATCTAACTGATTTACTGATGTTGATGCTTGTATTGCTGAAGTACTAAACTGTGTAATCCCTCCACCTACACCACTACTTCCAAATTTAGATGTTAGAGTATCTGCAACTTTAGCAAGTTGGGTTTTCGACTTAACTAATCGAGATATAACTAATTCTAACCGCTTCGCATCTCTTTCAAGAGCTTTATATTGATCACTCTCTTTCTTAAGCCCTTTTTGTAATACTCTAAGAGCTTTTGTATATTGCCGAAGTTTTTTAATATCGTGAGTAGTTGTCGCCTTCACCGCACCTGACATAATATCATCGCGATTATCCGGGGCAGGATTTTGTTGATCTGCCATTAACCTTTGTCCTCTTCCATTATAATGGTATCATTTTCGGTTTCTGTATTATTCTCTTGTTGCATCTCAACAAGCTGTTTAGCTTTCTCATGGAGTTTTGCATCGTATGAATCATCATCAAAGAAAATATTCTCTCGAGTTTTTTCATTATGCTCTTTAATTTTTGTATATAATTCTCTGTCTAACCATGGTTTAAGCGCTTCAAAAACATCCGTAATCATTTTCATATTATCTTTTGCATCATTCATCGCATTTAAAGCGACCCACCGCTGTTGTATTAAATTTAATTTACAGTCAATTGATAATATATGAGATGGATCACTATGTTTATATGTAAGCCATAATCCACGGGATTCAGCGCTTTCAGTAAACTTTACAACAGTTTCCAACAAAGCATTTAATAAATTATATTGGAATTCAGAATACGCAGTTTGTAAAGGATAAAAATATGTGCTAGGAAGATCGATAAGTGGTACGACAATATCATCCACAGTACATTTAACAACTTTTGAAAGAAATTCTATATAATCTGTAATAGTATTACAGAGCGAAAGATCATTATCAGTAAAAGTGAACTTAAATAAAACACCTTTTACTTTTACTATTTCAGATGGAAACTTTCCATTAATTAGAACATTACGTAGTCGTTGGAGGGCTATCTGATCCATTACTTACTGTTTCTTCTCCTTCGTTATGATCACTAGTATTTGGATTACTATCAAATTTCGTCGCATCTAATTCATCAGGTATAATACTCTTTCCTAATAACACCGCCACATATTTGTTTGACATTTCATCATACAAAAATGCTAAACGGTTAACAACGACTTCACTTAATTTCTTAATGAATATTATTTTATATTCAAATAATGAAATTATATTGTTACCAGTAAGATTATGGTCTTTATTATAATCTTCTAATTCTTCTGCAGTAACAATCTCTCTACCATCAATAGATTTTAGGCATTTTGCTAAAAGACATACTTTCGTTAAATATGCCATCTCCAATGGAGAAACATTTCCAGTAAGTTTCGCAACTTCTACGAGATCACCTATAGTCAGCATTTGCATAGTTATTTCCCATTGCTGAACACTACTACCTTTCCATGTTTCAAATGGGGTCATAGTTTCAATAAGCCCCTGCGTCTGAACACCTAACCTTTCTAAAATAGACATATATCTCCTCTTACTTTCTTACAAACAAGCGTTTATTAAATTAAATTAAATTAAATTAAATTAAATTAAATTAAATTAAATTAAATTAAATTAAATTAAATTAAATTAAATTAAATTAAATTACACTACGCGAGTGCACTGTACTGTCATATCTTCAATAATTAAAAGACCTTCAGATGAAATAGTTTTTCCCCATTCAGTAATCCAACAATCTTCGTAAGTAAGCGTTTTTAGGCGTATACCTGCATTATCAGTTTCAGCAGGACCAGTTACCTGACTGTTAGGTACATTAGTAGGCTTCCAAATAGTTTCAATCACATTAATAGATTGAACTTGTTTTTGAATATCTTGAGAAATAATCCCAAAAAGATCTAATAAAGTATCTTCATATAGACGTACTTTATTTAAAGTAATTTGATATGTGGGTACTCCTGGGACAATTTCAACAATCTCACCACCATTGGTACTGACTTCACGAACATGTTCATGTGTTCGTGTTTGACGCGGAGTAAAGTTTCTAAGCGTACCGACCGGGATATTATTTATCTGGATCTCATACGAATAGAACACTTCTGCCCGTGTTTGTGGAAGTCTAGCCATTAGTATATCTCCTTATACTTGTTTACACGTAAATGTAAAAATCCACATTAATATAGTTTAACGGATACAAAAACTTAACTGATCCAGTCACATTAATGCGAGTGGGTTCATTAGGATCTTGTGACGCAGTAATCGCAACTTCACCTGTAGTGGGATCATTCTTTGATCCATATGAAGCTATCAAGCCATCACGTACGAGTGAATTCCAAATTGCTTTAACAGTAGCTGCTACCGCAGCAGGAGTACTTTCACTGATCACAATACCTTTGCCAATATAAGCTTCAGTTAAAGCATTACGTGTAATTCTACGTACTAAATCATCTGCAGCGACAACAGAAATTTCTCTATTATCTGCGTTCGAAGTGTCTGAAGTAATTGCATGCCGTACTTTAGTAACTCCAGACTTTGCATATATTACACAAACGCCTGCAGTAGCCATACGATTCATATCATACGGTTCATACTGATCATCAGGAATTGTAAATCCTACAATCTGTTTACCTGTGACCGGCTTAATAATCTTATCTTGGCCTGTAATAAGTCCTGACAACGCTGCAGCAATGTATTCTCCACCAAGAGTAAGTGCAGTTCCTGCTGAAGATGTACGCGTAACATTTACATCAGGGGCAACAAGAATAACTCTTTTATTATCAAGTGCATCTGCTTTATCTACAAAATCCTGTACAGTAGTTATAGTAGAATCCGCACCAATAATACATTCTCTCTCATGTCCAATGTCTGGATTAGATTCAATTTCACAATGAGCAATTGCTAAACTCTGAATTGAGGATCCACTAGTAACAGGCACTACATACGCGACAGTAGATTTCTTTTTTAGTTTATTTAGTGCAATAGTCCAATACGCATCTACTGCTGGATTACCTTCAACTTGAACGCACATTACTGCGGGTGCGCCATTTTCAAGAGCCATATTTGCGGCAACTGTAAGTTTACCAGTGTCTGTTGACTCTGCACCATAAAATATTTTAATATCTTTTGAATCAACGAATAATTGCGGATCATACTGATCAGTCGGTACTGGGTACGTATACGAAGCGTAGTACGTTTCCCCTTCTCTAGGTGCAGTAGATCCTGCAATACCATCCCAATAAATCGCACTTGATCCAGAAGTACTGTGATAATTTTCCCAATTTGAATAACTAGCAGCTGCACCTGGATAAGGTGAAACTGCAGACAGCGTAATGTACCCAACGGCACTTCCGCTATTTGGAAGGACATCAAAAGCACCTGAGCCCCTCACAATTGCAGTATCGGTAACAGTTCTAGTAGACGGACCTTCACCAACAATACAAGGAATGCGAGCATCCTCATCAATGTTGATTATACGATTATTCGCAACACTAGTAACCCTAACCGAAGGTGATGTATAAGCCATTTCTTACGACCTCCATTATTTCGTTATATGTAATATTTATTTGCATTAATATGAATCTATATCGTCTGTATTTATGTCTTCGAGTGTAGGTAAAATAAAGTCTTCTACCCAGTTACTGTACACTGACAAACTTAAATCTATCGAAAATAATCTATCATTACCTCTAATTCGTACGGATTCTGCACCTTTGTCTACATCTCTAATATAGATCCCTTCGTCTGTTAAATCGCTCACAAAGTCATAGTTCATCCCGGTTTCATTCGCGCTTGTACCCATTTTCGCTTTACGCTGAGGATTTGAATGTTTTGCCAAGTGAAAATATATAAAAAGTAGATCCGCTATTTTCTGTGTAGTTGCTAAATCTTTAGATTCAACAAAAACTCTAATAGTACTATCTAAACCTCCACCAACTCTATAGTATACCGGACCATTTACGTGGGCAAAAGCAGTTTTATCCGACACTAACGTCCAATTGCCTACTGTGCCTGTATAAAGGCTAATAAATGGAGTAATTGAGGAATCTGGATCATTATCTAACATTAAACTATAAGAATTTCCTAATAATCCGCTCGTATGGGCAGATACAAAATAATTGACGTCTTTCACTAACGTTATTATAGGAGATAATGACGTAGATGCCCACTCCATAATATTAAATTCTTTACCTGGAATACTTCCACTGGCAAGAATTGTATCTGGCCCACTTGATCCACTATTCCACAATTGTACTATAACATCATTTTCATAAGGGCCATCATATTTCAAAGCAAGATCAACAGAACGTAAAGACATATTATATGTTTCGGTTTTAACACCAAATGCAACCATAGATGTATTAGAAAGTGCAATAGTATCGCTAGGTTTTGAACCAATTTTCAATGTGTCCCAATAATGTCCGATTCTACTATCAATTGCCCAATGATCATCTGCAGTGCCCTCAGCAAATAGTACAACTAAAGGATATTTTTCTTTGTTCCAAGGATATTGTTCAAACGCCTCTGGAGAATTATCACCCAATAAAGCAACGACTTCTACTCCTGTGTTTTGCCATGTTTCATTTAAGTTGAAAATCTTATTGACAAAATTTGTAAAGTTTTGCTTAATTGATCGAGGCTGATTATATCTCATTATACAATCACCGCATTAGATGTAATCGTTACAGTTTCTGTAAATATCGGTTTAACTGCATTAGGGGCCAATTGATACCTAATATCACTTTCCTCAATACGTACAGTACTAAATTCTTGGTGCATCAAAATGCCTCTCCAACGACTATCACTCTTATTGACTATTTCCCACACAATTCCTTTGTTTCTGCCCATAGTACCTATAATCAAATCGTAGTTATTTACATAAGGATCAGCAGCAACCCAGTGCTTTAAATCTCGCCGAGTAACTCTACCTACTTGTTCAACAGGAATTTCTTCTGCAGCCATCGGAACTCTTATAAGAACAGTGTTCACAGGATTATACTTAGTTGCAGAAGTAAGATATTGAATAAACGCTGAAGGATAACTAGTACCTCTACAAAGAGGGCATTCTCTATTAGGGTATCCTGTGGATCTGTCTACGCATGAGCAGATATTTCTATATGAGTATGATACATTGCCAGGAATAAATTCAGTATTGAACCAAATTAAAACAGCGCCTGCAGTATCACCATCTACACCAACTTCAACTTCTATAGCGTATTCTGTATCATATGCAATTGAATCTTTATCAAATACTCTAGTTAATTCAGAAGCATTATTAAAAACTTTAAATGTATTTTCTTGTGTACGTGAATTAGGGTGCACATTTTCACCATCTGCAGGTTGCCAAATATATGCAGAATATTGAGACGCTGTAGTTTCCCATGAAGTAATAGATTTACTACGAAATTCTCCCTGTTCCACGCGGCGAAAAATATAGAACGGCTCACCACCAACTTTTATCTGGAGTGTGTGGGATTCTTTCATATAATCCACAACTTCTGCATCTAATCCGAGTTCACACTCACGAAATAGTTCTTCACCTTCACCTAAGGGAGTATTACTGTTAATAATAGGGGACATTTACACCGTCTTTCTAAATTATGCGAACTTTGATACGCCACGTAAAGCACGGGACAATGAACGTGGAAATCCAGTAGTGCTGGAAAACATTCCACGAATATTTACATTATCCAATGCATATTTCGTACGCATTGTTTTTAAATTTGCTGTATACTGTTGCATTAACGGGCCAAAAATTCCTGAATATTTTGCACTACGATCACGAGTTAATGATATACCATTATCATTATATATAAAATGCTTTCCAGCCTCGTATACACCTAGTGCAGTGAGCCCTGTAATAACTGCGCCTTTCTCAATTATAGAATAATATGGTGATGGAATATCATAAAAACCGTGAAAGGTAAGTGCAGGTGGATATGCATTCCACCAATTTAAACTATCCTGTAAAAAATCAAGGATTTCCCTATCTCTTGGAAATTTGTTTGCAAAGCCGCCCATATCGGCATGCATATATAAATGAGATCTTACTCTCTCAGCCATTTGAGCTTTAACTATAGATTCTCTACGGTCCTCAACTTTAAAAACGTTTGGAATATCTTGAGTAGCTTCAAGACCTAATACATCCGATTTCCACCAGGCTCCATAGTATCCATATTGCCAGTTTGCGTCAGGGCTAATTTCATACCAATACTTCCCGCCACCTGCATGAGTAGCTAATTGATTACTGATATATGTCATACCTGTTTGATATTGTACCGTTACATAAATACTGCCAGAAGGTTGAACTGCAACACCATTTGCATCCTTAAATTCTGTCCACAACCTTTCAGTTTGTCCCTGATACACGATTTGCACTTAATTATTCTCCTTTTTACAATAACGATTTTTAACAATTTGGCTTATTTTTTCACCAAATCCTTCAGGCATTCGCTTACCTTTATTCCAAGGAACTCGACCTTTATGTACTTTGCTCATTTTCCTTTTAGTTTTTTCAGAATGATGTTTACCATACATATGATGATTTTTACCTGTAGTTGCCGGAATAGGTTTACCTTCATGTATTTCTCTTTGATGTTGTTTCATAAGCTCAGTGCGTACTTTTCCTTTATTCCCACACCCTATTTTTCTTTTAGTTTCTTCAGAATGTTTGCGGCCACTATCTCCTTCTCCACCGTCTGTTAAATTGCAGAGAGTCCCTTCTTTTAAATCTCTACGTCCTATATATTTAATCCAATAATTTTCCCAACGGAAAGATTCTTCTTCAATAATATTTTCATGAAGAAAGTAAATTTTAACATTCTTTACACCTACTTTACAAATTTTATTTTTTAAAAATTTATTAGTGCTATGTAAATGTAATCTAGGGCGGAATCTACCGCCAAAACCTTTTCCTATATAAAAAGGAATATTATTTTGATCAAGATACATGTAAACATAGTATTGCATATTTATTCATTCCTTATTACAAATGATCCATTCGGAAGAATTGCTAAATATCGTGTTACATTACATCCATTAAAATTTGCTTGGAATCCAAGTGCTGTAAATACTACTGATGGAGAATCTTCAGAAGATAATGCATTTGCATGTACTGCAAGTTCTATTGTTTCTCTAACAAAATAGATTGGCCTAATATTCTTTAATGCATCTATATCTACATCAGAAGCAAAGAAATAGTTTATATCACCATTAATATCAGTTGAGAATCTTCCATCTGACATTCTGACAGTAAATGTTTTATCTCCTAAAACTATAGATAAACTTTCAAGGTTATTAAGATTTTTCAATACTTTACCGAATAAAACTTCTTGACCATCGCCATCAAGTTCATTAAGTACTTCACCATTACTAAACTTTGCTTGCCACATAGTATTTCCTCTATATTTTCTATAAAATTAGATCCGGAATGATTGGATTCACTTCCGCATCTAATTTTTGCTTGGCTAGGCTAGTATTGTATTACTATCCATAATACTGTATCTTTGTATTATTGTCTATCGTATGTTAACGATATAGTTTTTTGGTTTACTACTCCTGCGGCAATCGCAGCACTAGTTTGTAATTGGAAAGCTATTGTAGAAGATCTTGCACCTGATGCATAATCAGGAGAACTTTCATAATCAGTTTGTAATAATGAGTCCGTAGTTAAATTAGGTAAACATATATTATTACTTCCAGGTAACGACGTTGGAATATCTGGAACACTTATACTTGTTTGAGAAGGTGATCCAGTTTTTGTATAGTTACCAGAAAATTTAAGAGTCTCACCAGATTTAAGATCTCCAGCAGATTTATACATCTTTGCGTTAGATATCGAAGTAAATGATCCAGACCATTGAACCTTCCAATATTTTACGTAACTATTGGAGCCTGCTGCAATAGGGTTGCTTGCTGGAACTACATTTGCACTATCAACAGAACCAAAATTAATGTTATCAGCTAGAGCAGTGCCATTACCTGACGCGGCATCAGTGCCATTAAATTCAACCCATGTAACCGTTACGGCCATTTATCTAGTCTCCTTCATTAACCTTGCTCATTCGCATTTTGCTCATTCGCAATTTCTTGCTTATTAATTTCATTTTCAGCACGTGCTTCATCTGCTTCATCAGCGGCGTCGTGTTCAACTTTTAACGCTTTTTGTCTTTTAGCAAAATCTTCTGTACTAACATCCATAGTAACTTTCATTGTTAATTCTTTTGGAGTCATTGCATGCTTACGTTCTGCAATAGGAGCAACAGCTTCATCAACAGTTTGAACAGTCTTCTTCAAAATCTTTTGATCTGTATCAAGGATTTCTTTTTTACTTTCTTGAACTTGTTTTTGGATATGTTTACGCGTCGCTTCAGTAATATCAGCGCGAGTTTTCAACTCCATATTAGTTCTATTAACATCTTTTTCAGCTTGATCAATCTGCGAAGTAATATGCTGCGCAGTTTCTTCACGCAACGGTTTAATTTCTACAGTAGCAGTAACATCTTCTGAAAGTTTTGTACCTTCTTTAAAATATACTAAGTTACCCAATCTTAAATGAGTGGATAAACTTGAACATCGTTCAAGTACATCAGCAGGGAATATAGAACTTAAATTAATAGCCTCATGGCAATCAATATCAAACGTTCTACCCCCAATTTCCAATAATACAGTGTATCCTTCTCGTGCGACTACAATAACATCACTTTTTACTTGATCTGACATTTTACTTTTACTCCTCTTTACTTTCATGTTTTTCGACTATATTTGTAACACCGCGCCAAGCGTCGGAAGTTATATCTTTAACTGCCTGCTTATATGCATTACATTGAGTTTTGTCAAAACCCATTTGTTCTATTGTATTATACAATTGCGCACGGAGACGATTCATGACTTTATCTACTTGCGCTTTCATTTCTTGAGCCATTTATCGAAACCTTCCTTTATTTTCTTTGTATAAAGGGAGGATATTATCCTCCCTTTACATTATTCTACCATTCAATCAATTCCCGTCAGATTATGTTGGGAATCCAGAGAATGTACCTCTCGCAACAGAATTCGCGTTAACTAACAGCATACCGAGTTCTTCATAACCGACATAGCCGATTAAAGCTTCTTTCGGGGTGTCATCTGGAAGAAGAATAAGATCAGTACGGATAGGTAACACACCAGTAAACCGTGGCTCTGAATAACAATAGACCCAGTTACTAGGAACCAAACGAGAAACGATAAGATCGATTCCCCATAAGGATCCAACGAGGCCTGTTTGCCAGATTTCACGTTGGGTTACAGGATCAACATCGTTACGTTTCCACGAACGAAGGTGTGAATACGATTTGAAATTCATCAAATACGCATACGCCGGTAAATCCCACTTCATGATTTCAGCAGATAGCTTATTCATAAAGTCTTTAGAAGCGCCAGCCGTGCTGGTTATAATAGGATTATTGGCTGTATTAGCCGCAACCGAAGTTTCAGTCAGTGTTAAGAACTGAGTGTCCTCTTCGATCTGCACAGCTATACGAATACGCTCTTGCATACGGTCAAGGACATTGAAACGACGTTGCTGGATTTCTTTCAACCGAATGGCTGCAGGGGCAAAAATTTCCCATGTAATCGGTTCGATATATTCGCCTTCTACGATGAATTGTACAGACTCACCTTTTTTGGTGACTGTAGCTGCAAAGGCATTGATGTCACGATCATACCGCGCGATCTGACCTTGACCAAGAACGTCGATTTCGAAAAATCTACGTGCCATGCCCTGGTAATCGAGCTGAGTACGAATCGGAATTGCCATCTGAGCACCAAGTGCTTGACGACCAGCTTCTGTTTGCAGAAGCGTAAAGATCTGATCATTTTCAGCAGCATCGGTATACTGCGTGTAAGGATCAGTTGTAGAGAAATCAGCTTTCTTCTCTACGCCAAAACCCGCATTAGGAGCGTTCTTTTCGAACCCCGGCGGGTATGAACTAGCTTGCTTACGCATAATTAATTATACCTCCTAGATTATCCAAAAAGGATAACACCTAATGTGTAATTGTTACTTGCTGACGGGACTTTTGTAACGAAACCAATTGGTTTCGGTGGTGTATCTACTCCGCCTGCAGTCGGACTAATTAAATTAGTCCATTTACCATTGGTACTGGAATACAACAAATCCATAATAGTAGCTGATTCCACATTACCTAATGTTGAACCTTGTTCATAAGTTTTTACACCAGAACCGTGAACGATTTCAAATTCGCTGTGACCGTGTAAGAGAGTTACTTTAGATCCACTCGGCTGCGACATACCAGCAATAGCTGTTGTAGCATCAGCAGAATTTTCCAGAGCAACACCCATAATAGCACTACCAGATGAATCATTGACTGCGACATACGCGTCAATACCGATTCCAAGCCGGTTACTTGTGGATTGAGCAGAAAGCTTAAAAAGTTGTCCTGCATACCACGTACCGGTTGGTATCTGGTTACTATTATAAGGATCACCGCCAACTGCGGCTGAGGCAACATTAAAGGATTGCTTGAATCCAAAGAAACCTCTGATTACGACTTGCGCCATAATTTAAACCTCCAAATAAATAGCGTTGAACGTTGAACGTTAAACATTAACATTAACTTTTGTAGACAACCATTCGTCTACAAACATTATCTTCAATTATTGTCTACGATTAGACCTTAGCCAGCCCCTAGCTTTACATTCGTCAAATTTACCTTGGGCTTTTAGCCTGTTTTCAATTGTACTCGTAAAGTATTTAGACATATCAGGAAGGCCATCGGATTCAGCTGCTGAATCCGCGTGCATTTGTGGCACGATGTTTTCAAAAGCTTTCTTCGAAATACCTGCTTTCTGATCTGCAGTAAGTTTCGCATTACTTTCAACAGCAGGTTGAATTCCATCAGGTGCTACGTTTTCTGCATCAGTGTGTTCCATACGGACCTTATCCACTGCGTCTAAAGAATTATGGATTACGCCATAACTCATATCTTCTGCTTCCGGAATTTGATAAGCTTCGAGAGCCATCTGATTTTTAACTGGAAGTTTTTCAAGATGAGCCTTAACTGCCTTGAGACTATTCTTATCATACTGAATATATTCCATTGCCTGTTTCTGAACACTAGGTAGATCAAACGCAATAATATTACGAGAAGCAGCAACACGTGCTAGATGAAGTGCCTGCTTAGCAATAATATCAGCTTGTCGTTCCTTTATTATGTCAGCATTTTCTTGAGTTAACGCAGCAATTTTCTTATTAGCAGTTACCAAATCTGATGCGTAACCTTCATCACCATAAGCTTTAGCATAGTAAGCTTTTTCATCTGAAACGGCTTTACCACCATGGCCATCTTTCGGACCAGGACGTTCACCATCACGTGGTGTATTAGAATCTTTCTTTTCCTCGCCAGTATCATACAACGGGTTAACTTTTTCAGTCTTACCAGGAGTAATACCTTCTAACTGGGCAGTCTTACCATTCATAAGCTTACGAGTAGCTTCAATACCTTGTTCTTTAACAGTATCAACAATTTCATCTAGATAAGCATCTGATGTAAATGCATCAAAATGTTCTTTACCTGCATCATCATCGGTGACATCAGTAAAGTTGGTAGTAAAAGCTTTTACTGAACCATCTTCGGCAACTTTTAAGATACCATAAAATGTTTTCTTAGGTTCCCACTTATTTGCAAAACGGTTTGCAAAAATTGTAGGTGCGTCTGTTTGTTTACCTACTTCTGGATTACTTTCTTCTCTCTGCCCCACAGGACCGGTTAACAGTTCTACCCTACCCTCAGGAAGGTTAAGTTCTGTACGTACCTCTGTAGCTTTCATTTTCTCATATTCAGGATACATATCCTGCCACCAACGTTGCATTTCATGAGATTCAATTGCACCTGGATCACCATAATCTCCCGGATCACGTGCACCAGTAGGTGGTTGTGCAGCAGCCTCTTTAACATCCGCTGATTTAGTAACTTTCACCCCCGAAGCGTCCTTCTCAATGTCTTCTTTGTTAGTAACTTCATCAGTAACTTCATCAGTAACTTCATCAGTAACTTCATCAGTAACTTCATCAGCTGCAGCTGCACCTTTTGGAGTTGCAATAACTTTTGCAAGGTCTTGTAAAAGTTTAATATTTTTTGCATTCAACTCAAGGTGTGCTTCTTTAGCCATTTCGTCTCCTCCTTCAGAATCGACGTCTTTTTTATTATCATCATCTTTTTTATCAAATGGAAATTTATTTTTAGAATCTTTATCTGAATCTTTATCTGAATCTTTATCTGAATCTTTATCTGAATCTTTATCTGAATCTTTATCTGAATCTGGTTTTTCTTCAGCTTTTTCAGAGTCAGCTTCTTTTTCTTTAGCTGGCTTTCCTTCTTCAGCATAAAGGTATTCACAAGCCGCTTGAAGCTTAGCCATAGCATCTTCAACTGCAGAAGTAGCATCTTCAATTAATGAATCAGCTTCAGAAGCAATTTTCTGAGCGGAAATTGCTTGACGCTTACCCCAACGAAGTTTGTTAGCAAGAGCATCAATTGCTTCACCCTCACTAGTATCTACCATAGATTTAGCTTGCTCTAAATCACCTAAAATCAACTCAAGATCAGCTTTAGTATTTTCTAAAGTAGTACGCAAATTTTCCTCTGATCCTATATCTATTGCAACTGCAACACCCATATCATTATCTGATTCTAGTCCTGGTTCTAGTCCTGGTTCTTTTGAAAGATCTTCTATAGGAGGTGGTCCACCATCCATAACACCTTCAAGAAAATGTTCTGGGTCATCTAACGCAAGTTTAGTACGGCCAAGTAAAGTGCCTGCAGATTTTGAAAGTTCCACAATCCTTGCAGAACGATCATTGAGATCCTTTCTCGCAACAATTGCATCAATAAAAATAGTTCCCATAGGTCTGTATTCCTTCTCCTTTTCGATCTGGGCACTGCCCTTTTGAGCCCACCCTTTAAATAGTTCAGTTTCTTTCGTTCTAGGATCACCAATAGACACTTCTTTATCTCCGGTAAACTCAGAAGTAGTAGGAAGGTTTGTATCTTCCGCAGCGGTCTTACCCTTGTTTGAGTTGTCTATGGAACGGTTTTTTGCCATGGCGTACACCTCTCCTTTATTATTTTCTGATAATTTACTTAATTGTTCACAACTCGGGCAAATAGAAAACTTACTAAATTTATAAGCTTTGTTATTATTCCATTTATATGCATCAGTTTTTATATGTGAATTACGATTATATACTCCTTGGCAAATCGCACAGCTATAATAATGCTCTTCAGCAGTACCTATCACTCCAGCAATTGTACGTAATCTTGTTCCTGCAAATGTACGCGTCAATAATTCATCAGGATTAGAAATTTGATAAAATCC